GTGCCCAAGGCTGGCGCGGCCACTCAGGTCGAGCGCCTTGGCCCGCGCCTTCTCGACGGTCCAGCCTTCGGCGCTGTAGACGCCGATCTCGACATAGTCCTGCTTGCCGGTGTTCTTGTTGCGGTAGCGCAGCGCGAAGGTCGCAGTGCCCTTCGGGCTGATCGAGACATAGAAGCCCGAACACAGGGTATCGAAGTATTTGACCCGCGCCTTGACGGGGGTGGAGACGAGTTTGGTGGTGATCAGCTTTGCCATGGTTGCCCCTTTGAGTGCCAAGTGCCCGGCACTTGAAACGGTTAAATCGGGCTGCACCGGGTTGATGGAGGGTAACAAGAACCCCCTATTTTTAAAGGGATTTGTCTGTGTATCCCGGTGCAGCTTGACAATCTTTACCAGCCGTTCTGTGATGCGGTCAAGTTTTTTCTGGAATTGAAAAAACCCCCGTCGTTAGGGGGTTTTTTGCATTTTGGGGGGTGGAACGGAAGGGGACTAAAACCCGCTGGGCACTTGCTGGGCACTTGGTAGGTGCCTATTAGCGGTATGCACCGGGATGCACCGGGTTAACGGCTGATGCGGTTGTTTGTCGGGCGGGTCATCTGCCAAGTGGCGACCTCGTCGGCATACCAAGCCCGGCGGTTGGGGCTGATCAGGACGCTTGCCGGGAAGGTGCCCTTGCGTTCCATCTTGAACAGCGTTGAGCGGCACACTGGGACGAGTTCCAGCACTTGGTCGATGGTGAGCATGCGGCGCGGCTCGCGGGGCTGTGTTGTGGTTTCCTGAGAGGGAACATCGCTCATTGCTCGACCTCCTTGGCCCGGTAGGCCGCCAGCGCCTCGCGCATCGCCTCCAGCGCCCCTTCAAGCTCCTCGACGCAGCGCACCATGGCGTCCTCTGCGCGGCTCTCGAAATCGGGGCGCACCGGCAGCTGGGCGGCGTGGGCGGTCGCCATGTCAGCTGCGGCCTCGATCGATTTGAGGTGGTAGCTGACCTCTCGTTCCCATTGTTCGAGCGGCATGTTCATTGGCGCGGCCCGCCCATCTGGAGGTCCATCATCTCCTCCAGCGCCTCGATCCGCGCCTGCGCCATCTCATGGGCTTTTTCGTTGCACGCCGCGATGCGGTGCAGTGCGCTCGCGATCGCGAACAGGCCGTCGCTGATGTTGACCGGCTGCGACGGCCCGTCGTTGAACTCAACGCTGGTCGTCAGGGTCTCGCGCAATAGCTTCTCTAAAGTCTGGGTCATCGGTCACCTCGCGGCAAATGCCTTCGACGGGGTTCAGCTCTAAAACGGCAATGATGCTTCCGTATTGCCCGTGGCGGATGTCATCCGCCACGATGGGTCGATGTATCATCCGATCGACCGTGATCTCGTAGACAATGGGGCCAGCCCGCTCGCGGCCCTCATGCTCCGAGATGACGAGGTAGATCATGCGGTCAAGGTTCACGGCGTTCGAGCCTCACGATGCTCTCTCGGACATGGGCGACCTCGTCGGCCAGCGCGGCGCAGAGCGCGACGTGTTCGTTGAGCGCATGCTTCTGCCGGGCGGCCTCGATCAGCGCCTGCTGTTCGATTCCATCGAGCTTCTCGCGCAGCGCGGCGATCTTGGTGCAGATGTCGTTGGCAATGCCGTCGATCAGACTGTCGATCGCGCCGCGCTGCGGTGCGCCATAGGCCGGGGGCCGCGCCTGTTCATTCTGAACAATCTGGTCGATGGTGTCCTTGAGGCGGGCGACGTCGCCGCTCTGGGCCAGCATGTGGTCTCTCCCTGATGTTGTGACGGGAGCATCAGGGTAGTCGCATTAAGTGCGAACTGGAAGGTTGTGACGGTTTGATGTAGATCAAAGGCAGGTGCATAACCCGGTGCGAGATGCCACCGGGACCGCGCTTCGTAAAGCCTTCCAGAGGAAACGCCTATGTCTGAAAATGGCGACGACGAGATCAACGTCGAAGGTGAGGCGGCTGTACATGCCGCGAGCTTTCCCTACCACAATCCGCAGGGATGCAGAGACATACTCTTCGCTCTCTCGAAAATGGTGGAACTCGGACTGGAAAACCGGGCGTCCCGCCTTGGGCGGGACAACCCTGAAAGCTAAGGCGTCTTCTTTCGCTTTGCTCCGTTAGGACCGGGAGCGCTCTCCTTCGCGGAGATGCGTACATGAGAAAGTTCATGTAGCAAGGAACGCCTGTCCTTTGGCGTGAGCTTTACCTTGTCGAGAAGAGCCTCCCGCGCCCGCGTCTCCCGTTCCAGCTTGGTCAGACGGGCCGCTATCGCTTTATTCAGAAACCCGTTCTTGTGGCCGAACCAAAGCCATTCCGGCGAGATGCCTTCCTGCTTGAAAAGTTTAAAGGCCGTCTCTCTCGAAATCAGAAAACCATGCTCGTAGTGATTCCAGCGCTTGAACGGGATACCTAGTCTCTTCGCAAACTGCACTTGGTTCTCTTCGTAGAGCAATCGAAGAAGTCGAAGGCGAAACAGGTACGCTTCCTTGTCGAAGTCTTGTGTATCCTTTGGCACTTAAGACTCTCCCCGTTCAAAGTATTTTAGATATGTAACATAGATTGCTTACGTCGCCATGACGCACCCCCCGCATTTTCTGACTTTTTTAGGTTGTCCTCGGACATTCTAAGAGTCATTCTAAATTTATGGTCCCAATAGAAGTGACCGGGGGAGATGCCAAATGCGTCGTCTCACTACAGCTCGCGAAGTCGTTGAAGCTCTCGGCGGTATTGAAGCCGTCCGCAAGCTGACCGGGGCAAACATAAAGACCATCTATCACTGGACCGGTCAGGCCAAATGCTTCCCCTCCCGCACCTTCAAGGTGATGAACGACGCCTTGAAGCGTCGTGAACTCGCCGCGCCCGCGGCGCTGTGGAACATGGACACAAGAACCGCCGCCTAACTCAAGGGGGGATGCACCATGGATCAGATCACGCCATCAGACCGTCTTGAATTTTCAGACGACGAAGCCACCCTCCTGCACCTGTACGCCTATCTGGAAAGGCACAAACCGACGATGGCCGAGATCAAGCGCGCCATCTGCGAACTCTACGCCATCGAGATCAGCGAACTGGAAGGACGCTCGCGCACGCGCTTCCTCGTCCTCGCGCGCCAGATATTCTGTTACCTGTCGCATCGCTACGCCCGCAAGACGCTTGGCCAGATCAAGCGCCGCGTCGGCTACACCGATCACACCACGGTTTTGCATGCCATCCGGGTCATCGAACAGTATGCCGTGACGCGCGAGCAATATCGCTACGAGGACATTGAGCGTCCCATGATCAAGGACGACCTCGACCTTTTGCGGCTTCGGCTGGTCGAGAAGGTGGTGCTGCGGCGTACCGGGGGCGGCCAATGCTGACATTGATTGTGACTGAGGCATCGCCTTCGACGGAACAGTGCGTCACCCGCATGGTAAACGACGTTCGCGCCCTTCGCCCGCTTTCGGCGGCTGAGATTCGGAACGCCTACGTCGTGCTGGAATACGTGCGCGACGAGCTTTCAAAACTCCTCGACCGAGCGGACAACAAACGTGATTAACATCGATGAACTCCGGCTTCAGATCGAAGCACTCCTTCGCGACTATCCCGACCTTGAAGAGGACGAGATGCTTCGTCGCGACATGCTCGACGCCGAGACCGACATCTCTGGCGTCCTGACCGCATTGCTTCAGGCGTCGAGCAACAACAAGTACATGATCGATGCGATCAACAACCGCATCGATCAGCTGGCGGCCCGCCGGGCGAGGTTCAAGCATCGCGTCGAGTTTTTGCGTAACCTGATCCTCAAGGTTTTGCAGTCCGCCGATCTCAAGAGGTTTGAGCTGCCGGAAGCGACCCTGTCGCAGCGCGCCTCGCAGCCGCAGCTGATCGGCGAGGTCGATGTCACGTTGCTGCCCGACGAGCTGTGCCGGGTGACGCGCGAACCCGACCGGGTGAAAATCCGCGAAGCACTTCTGAAGGGCGACACGGTGCCGGGCATGTTCCTGTCGAATGCGCCGCCGACGCTTTCCGTCAGTACGAGGTGACAGATGGACACGATGGAGCTGTTCACCGCGCTCTCCGAACCCTTCGCCATCGAGGAAATCTCTTGGCGCGTCGGTCCCACTAACGAGAAGCGCAAAAAACCCGACGAGCCGTGGCGCGGCCAGCCGCTGTGCTACGTCGATGCCCGCACCGTGATGGAGCGGCTCGACAGCGTCTGCAGCTGCGACGGCTGGCAATGCAGCTACACCCCCGGCGTCGGCGCTTCCATCGTCTGCAACATCGGCATCAGGATCGCGGGCGACTGGATTTGGAAAGCCGACGGTGCCGGGCCGTCTGACATGGAAGCGGAAAAGGGCGCGTTGAGTGACGCGTTCAAGCGATCGGCGGTGCGCTGGGGCGTCGGGCGCTATCTGTACGAGGTTCACGCCCCGTGGCTCGAACTGGACGATCGCAAGAACATCCGCGAGGCCGACCACGCCCGCTTGCGGGCGCTGCATGAAGAGTATGCGCGGAAGGCAGGCTGGGGCGACGAACACGGTGCGATGGCCTACCGGCTGTTGCTGGCCGACCTCAAGAGGATGCCGCCCGATGCGCGCGAGGCCTTCATCGGCGCGAACATGCCGCTGATCGACCGCATGCCGACGGCGATGCGCCGCCATCTGCTTCTGCAGGCAAAGGCGGCGCAGCCATGAACAGTCAGGCGCAGCAGGCGAGAGACAACGCGCTCTCGTTCGAGGTCAAAAAGGACGGCCTCACGCAGCGCCAGAGCGGCGACTGGGTGCTGCGCCTCACGATGCAGGCGATCGACATGCACCAGCGCATCGTCACCGCGGCGATGGGTGCGAGGTTCGCGTGCGTCTTGGTCGAGATCAACGACGACGAGACGCCGGTCGATCACAAGGCCATGGACCGCGACAAGTGGCGGGCGCTGGGACCGGCGCGGCAGGCCGGGATCAGATGCAAGGACCCGCTCTTCTGGGCGTATCTGCGCGAGCATGGCGTCGGCAACGTGGTGAATGAAGAAATCGCTGCCCGCGTCGTGCGCGATGCCTGCAGTGTGCTGTCGCGCTCCGACCTCGACAAGATCGGTCAGGCCGACGCGCGCATCCTGTGGTTCGATCTCGATCAGAAATTCCAAGCATGGAAGGCGAGGGAACATGGCTGAATCAGATGGATGGGAAGACATCACGCCCCTCGTCGACGCCGTTTATGCGCTGATGAGAAAGCACAAGGCATCCCAGCAAGTCGGCGCAGTCGTCATGGAGATCACGATGATCCAGACACTGATGCGCAACGACGTCAGCAAGAGTGACGCGCTGGAGATGATCTCGATCCACTGGGACCAGCTGGCGCAAACGCCGCAGCATTTTGATGCTTAGGCCGAAGCACCCGCGCGTCGAGGACAAGGCGCACTTGGCGTTTGTGCGTCGGCATCGCTGCGCCATCTGCGGCACCGACCAGAACATCGAGGCGGCGCATCTGCGGGTGGGTTCGATCAACCACGACAAGGAATCCGCCGGGATGCAAATGAAGTCGAGCGACAGGTGGGCCGTGGCGCTGTGCACGAAGCACCACCGCGAACAGCACGCGGCTGGCAATGAAATCTTCTGGTGGGCGAGCTACGGCATCGATCCCTTTTCCCTCGCTTTGTCCTACGGGCGGGAGCGGACAGAATGAAAATCACACTTCACGATCTCAAGACCAACGCGAAGTTTCGCGGCACCCTGTTCCTCGACAAGGATCGCGGCGCTTATGAAAACCACTACCAGTCCCAGACCTACCCGCGCCTTGTCGTCGTCAAGAGCGGCGGCCCGCGCGGGAAAAACAAGAGGCCGGAATATTCCACCACGTATTTTGTCGATGGCGTGGAGTGTCCCGGCCTCGACGCGGTGCTGGCCATGCTCAACGCGGAGCGTGTGCCATGAGGGCGCGCTATTCGATCTGGGGCCGCGAGTACGGCAGTGATCACGACGTCGAACTCGCGCAGGTGAACAACAACCCGCAGGCCGTAGTCGATGGGCTGATGTCCAAGATGCTTTCGGTCAACCACAGTGCACTGCCCGGCGGCAAGAAGACCAAAATCAGAAAATATTCGTGGCTGCGGATTATCGAAAATGATCGTCCTCCGACCGACTGAAAGCGAATTGCATCTTGGGATGCATGTCGGCGTGCTGCGCGCGATCTTTGCGCTGCGCGCCGAACTGGAAGGCAAGTATGGCTGCGAGGACACCGGCTGTGCCGCGCACATCAATGGTGCGATCGGCGAGATGATGCTCGCCAAGCACCGCAATCTGTTCTGGACGGGCACCGTCGGTACTGTCAGGGCGTCGGCTGATGTCGGAGGTTACCTCCAAGTCCGCGCTACCGAATTGCGTCATGGCAAGTTGATCGCACACCCACCGGACAAGGATTACCAGCCTTTCGTCTTGGCGCGCATCCTGTTGCCGGAAGTGCATCTAGTCGGCTGGCTGTGGGGCGGCGAGGCCAAACAGAAAAAGTTCTGGCGCGATGATGTCGCCCGACCGGCTTTCTTCGCGTGGCCTGTGCGCGACATGGAAACGCTGCCCGACGAGGTCGCGGTGAGGGCGCGTCAAGCGCAATCAGCCTGATGCCGCGCCCATGGATGCCGATGTACTGGGGCAATTATCTCGCGGACACCCGGCATCTCAGCCGCGCGCAGCACGGTGCGTACCTCCTGCTGATCGCTCACTACTGGACGACGGGCAGTCTGCCCGACGACGACCGGCAGCTCGCCAACATCACCGGCTCGACGCTCGATGAATTTCAGGTGGATAAGCCGGTCCTGCAGAGATTTTTTTATGACGGCTGGAAACACAAGCGGATCGACCGGGAACTCAAGCGGCACATGGAAATCTACGCCAAACGCCTCGCGGCCAGCGAGAAAGGCACCATGGCTCTGGCCATGAAACGCTTCCGTCACCGTCAATGATCCACACGGACATCCACATGGATAAGCAAATTCGATCCACATGGATGTCCGTGTGGGCTCCCAATAACAATCACATACTTAAACTACTTCTACCTTCTCTGTTGCTGCGCGCGAGGGAACGCAATGGGAACCTTGACGACGCAGCACGGCAGGACCACAAATGGTCCCAACCATTGGGACATGCCGCATGACCGATCCTCAATTCGCAATTGCCGGGAAGTGGGCGGTAGCGAGCGACGGCGTCCAGTGGATTTTGCAGCGTCGGAAGGGTTGTGATGAATGGCGGGCCGTCTCGTTCGTCCGCTCGACGAGGGACGTCCTCGCACGATGCATGCGAGAGAAGGGCACAGACCCCTCCAGCATCGCGCAATTGTTCTCCGGGCTACCAGACACCTTCGACCAGTGGAAAGCGATGCAGACGGCTCCAGAACGGCTTCCGTGCCATGATGGACGATAACGCCGGGCCGACAGCCGAACGCCTCCACCGCGCGCAAGGGTGCTTCACGATCGCGGGCCGCTCCCGATCGAGCCGCCGCATCAGCATGCTCGACGATTCGCTGGGACGGGCGTGGATGCGTCGGTGGATATCCGACGAGGAATGTGCCGGGCTTCGCAGATACGCGCTCCACTGGCTCGCTGGCGGCCTCTGCGGGCCTATGCCGTCGGTCGATCTCAACCGCATCTACGCGCACGATCCCAGCGCGATGTCGGGGCTGGCCAAGACGGAAAAACAGCAGGATCACCGCGAGGCCTACTACGCCGCCCGCTGCGACATGGGGAGGCGGCCAGCCGCCGTTGCCGACCATGTTGCGCTCTACGATTTTCCGCTGCGCGAAGTCGGCTTCATGCTGGGCTACCGCAGCGCGGCGCACGCCCGCGAGGCCGCCCGCGAGCTATTGTCGGAGGCTGGTCACCGGCTGTTTCGTTTCTGGAAAGATCGCGACCGTTGACAGTCGGGTCGTTTTGCGGGCAAATTCTGTTACGCCTCCGGGGTTCGCCCCACTGGAAGCGGTTTCCTGCAAGCCCCCTTGCTGAAACAGACAAAGCCCCGGTGGGTCACTCACCGGGGCTTTGTTGTCTCTAGCGTTGATAGGGCAGGCGCTGCTGCGTGTTCGCAGCCGATTGCAACTGTCCGTTGACGATCGCCTGATCACTCAGGTGCCTGACGTCGCTGACGCGATTGATCGACAGATGCATGCACAGTTTGTGAAATCGCTCGCGCAGATCGTTGTGCTGGCGCGCGGCCTCCGCGATCTGATGCTGGCGCTGGTCGATCTCTTTCGCCATCGCATCGCAGCGGGCCTGCAGCAGCGTGATGTCCTTGCAGGCGTCCGAGAGCTGAATAAGCATGTTGCCGCGGGCGGCTACCAGCGCGCCGTACAGCTGCAGCCGGATGCGGGCCACTGAACTCGGCAGCACGTCGAGTTCCTTACCGACGGTGGCATCGCTGATGTTGTCGTCGATGTACTCGCAGCGGCCTTCTTCGAGCTTGCGGATCACGGTCTTGAGCTTGTCGTTGATCTTGATCGCGTCGAGATGGGTTGAATGCCTCGCCATAGGGAATCTCCTCTTTGTTGGGCGGGAGATTCCGAAGCCTACGCCCCATCGTTAGTCTGAACTATTGGGACTAACGAAAAAGCCCCGGACAATGCCGGGGCTTTCGGTGCATAAGTCGGTGCGATCAGCCTTCCTTTTTGCGCTTCGCTTTGGCGACGTAGGCCTCCTCCTTGAGGGTGACGTGCGTGCCGCCAGCATCGTTGCAAAGCCGTAGGATGTTTTCCCTGTCGGTGGAGACCTCGACTTGGGAAACCTTGACGTCCCAGTAGCTGGTCTCCGCGGCGGTGCGCGCGGCCCGCTTGGCTTCGGCAAGGGTCGTGCAGTAGGGCGCGGTCTCTCCGTCGTGAACGTAGTAAAATTTCACAGCTTGATATCCTCTTTTTTGTAGGGCCGAGAGAAGTTGACGGGGGAGGGCGAAGTGAGGTCGAGGTGGACGTCTGGCTCGTCGTGTGGGTCGCTGTACGGCCTTCGATGCCTCCCGCCCAAGGGCTGAGACAGCCAACCAACAAGTCCAAAGGACAGGCTGATGAAAATGCAGAGCATCACGAACCCTGCAATTTTGATGATGATCACAGTTTGATATCCTCTTTGGTTGATCCGGTCTTGAGCATCAGGTTGACGAGGGCGGCGATCGTGGGTGGCACCGGCCACTGCCCTGCCGACCAGCGCCGCACACTGCGCTCCGCGAGTTGGAAGGTGCGGGCAAATTCGACCTGTCCCATCGACATCTGCCCGGTGAGCGGGTGGGGCGTCGGGAAACCCAATTTGACGAGCGCGGCGTTGAACTGGTTCGCGGTCATGCGGCAAGCTCCATGCGGTTGATCATGCGAAGCACCGTCGCGGACGACCATGTGCCGCCGGTTGCGGTCGCCACGCCGCGTTCGTTGAGAACCGCGGCGATGGCGCGCGACGACAGGTGAGCGATCGGCTCCACGATGGCCTTCAGGTTCGCAGCGAAGGCGTCTGCGCGCTCGCGCAGGATCGCCGGGCTGGTGGGTGACCCCAGTTTCTGGCCGCGCTCCTTGGCCGCCCTAAGCGCCGCCTTGGTACGCATCGAGATCATCTCGCGTTCCTTCTCGGCCAGCGCGAGGAACAGGTGCAGCTGGAAATTGTCGGCGTGCGGCAGCTCCGCGACCTTGAACGCGACGTCGCGGCGCAGCATCAGACCGGAACCGAAGTGAACGTCGCGGGTGAGGCGATCGAGCTTGGCGACGATCAGCGTGCCCTTGGTCTTGGCCGCGGCGTCGATGGCAGCTGCCAGTTGGGGCCGGGTGGCGAGCGCATCAGCGCCCTTGCCGGTCTCGACCTCGACGAAGGTGTCGGTGATGGTGAAGCCTTCGGCGGCGGCGAAGGCGGCGATCTGGGCCTGCTGTGCTTCAAGACCAAGACCGGAGCGGCCCTGTTTTTGGGTCGAGACGCGGATGTAGGCGATAGCGGATTTCATCGGAAAGTGTCCCCTTGCATTGCGATAACAAGCCTCTTCTAGGTCACTGTGTCCTAGCAGTCAAGGGGTTTGCATAGCGCAGTGAAGTCGCAGCCAATGCGACCAGAACGCCTTGGGAGAGTCACCCAGAGGCGAAAACGATCTGGTAGTAATCGTACCGGGTGCCTCGAAATAGCGAATCAGCGGGCTTCTAATTGATCCGAACTTTTATTTCAAAAAGCGGATCTGAATTATTCTGAATGTTTCCAATATTGGGTCGAAATCTTTCCGAATGTTTCAATTTTTGGCCAAAAACCTGTCAAGTTAATTCGTAAAAACTCAGAAACATTTCGAGCGGTGTGGCATCTGCGCACTGGTTTGAGTAGCGCAAAAAAATGCCCGGCGGGTGAGGCCGGGCATTGTCGCGGTCATTGGGACGTCGGTCAGTCGTCGTTTTCCTCCTCGTCCTCGTCCTCGTCGTCTTCGTCCGGTTCCTCGTCGGGGTCCGGTTCGTTGGCGCGCTCGGCGTCACGCTTGCGGAGGCGTTCCAAGAAGGCTTCCCGCTCGGCGATACCTTCGGGCGTCTTGCTGTAAGCCTCTTCACGTTCGCGTCGTTCGCGGGCGCGACGGTCGAGGATGCTCTCCTGATCCTTGAACAGATCGTCCAGCGTCTTGCGTTCCTCCGTCATCGCGGTGCCTTCAGGCGGCTGACCTTGTCGGCGCAACGCTGGCAGATCGGCACGGCACCGAGAACCGGGTGCGGCTCGGTGGTGACGGCGGGATTGTCGCACAGCGCAAACCATTGGCAGGCGTCGGGCACGACCTTGGCCGGTTCTGCATGCTTGAAGTCGGCGATGGTATGAAAGTGTCCGGTGCGGCCCCCGGCCATGCGGCCACGCCTGAAGGCCCAGCCTTCTTTCAGAAACACTTCGTGCTTGTAGTCTTCGACGCCGCTGTCGGGTCCGTAGCAGCACTCGGCAACGCCGGGATGCGAGGCGATGCTTTTGGGCGCGGTGTAAGCCATTTCAGTTTTCCCCTTGCTGAAGCGGATGCTTCTACGGCCTCAAGCCCGGTAGGTCTGGCGACCGCCGGGCGTGAGCGCGATGTGGGTGAGGTTAGCTCGAATGCGGGCCGTAGGCGGCGTGCTTGCGTTCGCCCTTGATCTTCGGGAGCTTCTCGACGGTCTCGGCCTGCACGACCCAGACGTTCTCGATAGAGGGCTGGCCCATGCGCTTGGCGGCTTCTTTCTGTGCCAGATCGGCGCGACCGCACCATGTCACGACGGCGGGGGTGAAGCCGCCATTGGCGCGGCTGGTCTCAAAGATCGCGATCTGGCGCTGGCGCAGACGCTCGATGTAGGCGTCGAAGCCGCCCTCGATGATGGCTTTTGCCTTATCGATTGCTGCGTCGTTCTTGTTCCACTCGTAGGGCGATCTGCCGGAAGCGACTTCGGTTTCGTACTCGAAATTCTTGCGGTCAGTTCCGCTGGCTTCGTAGTTGTGCGCCCGGTCGTGGAAATGCTGTTCGTTGTACTGGATCACGACGGCGTGGGTGTAGGTGCGCTCCGACGAGCGGGTGCCGACGATTTCGTTGTTGAGGCGAGCGATGTAGTTGGTCTTGGCCACGGTAGTTCCCCTTGCTGGCGTGAGTGCCTGCCATCCTTCTAGGCCACCATGTCCTAGCAGTCAACTGTTTCATGTGAAAGATTCACGGAACCTCGCCGTCGTCGAGCGGCGTGTAGCCGCGTTTGATGAGCCACGCCTTGCTCTTGCTGCGGACATCCATTGGGAGGCTGGTCGACCCGGTGATGGTCTTGTGGAGGGTCACGACGAGGCTGGCGCGATTGGAGGGTTCCGGCAGGCCGTGCTTACGCATGTGGGCAAGCAGGGCGTCAGGTCCCTTTAGAAGCGCCTGATCGAGTTTATTGCGGTATTGTTTGATGCTCATCCGATCCCCCGGAGGTTCAAATGGTAGAATGCCCCATGTGCGGTGGCCAAAGCGAGGCCGCGGTCTGGCCGTACCTGAAGGGGACCTTGGAATATGGCGAGCCGATCACATGGCGCAGGTGTGCGCGGTGTCGGGCGCTGTTCTCGAACCTCACCAGAGCGCCTGTAAGGGCCGCTGATGCGTCTAGCAGCGAGGGACCGAAGCCATGACCGGCGAGGAGCGATATCATCAGGCGATCCAGAAATCGCGTCTGTTGGGCCATCGTGACATGCAGGCCTTCCTTGGCGACAAGCTGGACGTGCTGCCGTGCCAAATGGATCGCGACCGCGACTGCCTGATCGAGGCGTTCGACGAGCTGCTGGCTGAACTCGATCGTTGCAAAGCCATCTTGAGGGCCGCGGGCCTCGATGGTGCGAGAGGCGAAGCCATGAGACCACAGCGCCAGCGTGGCGATCGTTGGTATCAAGGACAGCAACTCGACATGCAGGACGTCTGGGGAATTTTCTGATGGTCAGCACAAAGATCACCTCGCAGCTGGCGGCGCTGGAGCAACGGATGGCTGAAGCGTTGCAGACGGCTGGAATGCACCAGATGCAGCTGATCGGGGCGCTGGCCAAAAACGGCGCGGCACTGACGGGAAAGGTCATCCAGCTGGAGGCTGAGATCAAACTGATCAGGGATAAACTCGGGTTGAGCGAAGTCACTGACATTGTGACCAAAAACGGGGAGCGTGAAGTTCCGTAATGCCCAGATCAGCCAAATCAATCGTCGATATCAAGAGCTTGGCCAGAGCGCACACGGAGACGTGCATCAGGGTGCTGGCGAAGATCGTGACGGAGGCGAAAGCGCCCGCATCTGCACGCGCCTTTGCGGCCAACAGCTTGCTCGACCGCGGTTGGGGCAAGGCCCCGCAGCAACTCACGGGCGAGGACGGCGGCGATATCCGGGTGACCATCCGACAAATCCTTGTAAATGCTGCACAATCCGACACGCCGCTGATCGAGCATGATGAGGATGAGGACGGTTCTGCGTCAGGCTAACGGACGTTAGCATAGCGCAGCCGCTGCCGATCGACAGTCTAACGCATTGATATCATTGAGCATTCGCATCGCCTGCCTCGATCGAGGAGGGATGCAACCACGCTGCATCTGGATACATCAATGATATCAAGGGGTTAGGGGGTGCCTACCGTAGTTCTACGGGGGTGGGGAACCTCCGGGGTGGTATGTCGGGATTCGATCCGATCAGGTACCGGTACCGGTTATTTACCCACTTTCCCGCGCTGCCTTTTCGAGTTTCCGCGAGGATCACATGGACGCACCCGTCTGCCGAACCTGCGGCCAGAAGCACTGGACGAGGCTCTGTCCCGGCGACGATGTAACGCCTGACGTTACCAAGCCTGTAACGAAGCTCGTTACGGTAACGAAGCACGTTACACAGACCATCGTGGACCTTGTCGCCGAGAACGAGGCGTTGCGCGCCGAGGTCGCCATGCTGAAGCGGAAGCTGGCCGAGGCAAACAAGGTGCCGATGACGTCAGCGGAGCGGGTCAGGAAGCACCGGGCGAAGCCCGTTCCTGCCGGTAAACCACGCTGACGCGCCAGCCTCTCTGTTCGCAGTAGCTGCGCACCCGGTCGCGGGTCCACTTCTGCTTCTTCATGTAGTGCAGGATCGGCGCGGCCTCGATCACGCGGTCGTCCCACAGCACGATGCCTGCGGTGAACTTGTCGCTTTCGATCTGGGCGAGGATTTCGATCATGAAGTACGTCACCACCAGCTTTGATCCGCACGACTACGACCAGATCGTCCTCTTGGCCGCGGTCCACCACGTCTCGGTGTCGGCGATCGTCCGCAATATCTGCAAGGCCCACCTCGACGGCCTGCCGGTCAGGGTCCCAGCCGCGGAGATGGTGGGCCAGGTTAGTCTAACAGACGGGTTAGACTAACATGGCCCTTCCCCGCGAGCTGCCGCCACCGGAGGACCTCTATGGCCCATCTGACCAAGCGCGAGCTGAAGAACCTCAAGCGCAAAGCGCCCCTGTTACTGCGGAGCAAACGGGCCGTGCGGATGTCGCGCGTTCCAAAGCGCCGCCCGCCGCGCCGAAGCGAAGCGTAGGCGGGTTCGACCGCAGGACCTATCAAAGGGAATACATGAGGAAGAGGCGTCAGCGATCGGGATAGGCGAGGTCGAGATCGATCTGTTCGCGCGACGGCGCTTCGACCATGAACTCCTCGACATTATCGCTGTGGAGGTTGGCTCGCTGGACGATCTCGCTGGCATCCTCAAAACTGAACTGCCCGGCCTTGTCGGTGCGCGTGGTGTAGCCGTGGCGATTGGGCTTCCACCAGCCGCGATGCTCGTTCGACCAGATCAAATACTTCATCAGGAGACCTCCATGTGCTTTTCACTGGCGTGGGCTGAACAACTCTGCATCTGGATCATCGTCATCGTCGCGGTCTGGTCGATCATCAAACTGCTGCTGCCTTACGTGACCCAGTTCCTTCCGGCCATCGTGGTGCAGATCATCCAGATCGTCCTGTGGGCCATCATCGCCATCATCTGCATCTACATTATTTTCGGCTTGCTCGCCTGCCTGCTGGGGGCAGGCCCGATGCACTTCCCCCATTAAGTCAGAATGCCTGACGTCAGCCTGCCGCACAACGGCTGGATGCCACGCGCGCACCAGATGAAGCTGTGGCAGTACCTGCAAGCCGGTGGCGACCGCGCCATGGCGGTCTGGCATCGTCGGGCCGGTAAAGATGAAATTTTTTTGCACCACGCCGCCTGCGCCGCCATGCAGCGACCGGGAAATTATTGGCACTGCCTTCCCGAATACCTGATGGCGAGGAAAGCGATCTGGACCGCGATCAACGCCAATACCGGGAAACGCCGCCTCGATGAGGCCTTCCCCGATGCGCTCCGCGAGAACGTCTCCGACAACGAGATGTTCATCCGCTTCAAGAACGGATCGACGTGGCAGCTGATCGGAAGTGACAGATACGACGCCACCGTGGGTTCCGGTGTCGCGGGCGTCACTTACTCCGAATGGTCTTTGGCCAACCCCAGTGCGTGGGCCTACCACCGCCCCATGCTGGTCGAGAACAAGGGCTGGGCCGCGTTCATTACGACGCCCCGTGGTCACAACCACGCAAAAGCGATGTTCGACTACGCCAAGACGTCCAAGGACTGGTTCTGCGAGCTTCTCACCGCAAGAGACACCGGGGCGTTGAGCGAGAGCGAACTCGCCTCCGCACTGGAGGAATATCAGGCGCTGTACGGTCAGGACGTCGGCACCGCCCAGTTCGAGCAAGAGTATCTGTGTTCGTGGAACGCCGCGATCTTGGGAGCCTTCTACGCCATGGAAATGGCGCAGGTGCGCGCCGAGAACCGCATCTGCGAGATCGAGGCAATGCCCGATCAGCCCGTGCACGTCTCTTGGGACTTGGGTGTCCGCGACGATACGGCGCTGTGGTTCTACCAGACCGTCGGCGCGCAGGTGTTCGTCCTCGACTGCTATTCCGCCTCAGGCGTCGGCGTCGAACACTACGCCTCCGTGATTGAACAGCGCGAACGCGACTACGGCTGGAAGCACGGCACCGACTACGTCCCGCACGACGCCAAGATCAAGGAATGGGGGTCCGGTCGAACCCGCATCGAGACCATGCTGACCTTCAATCTGCACCCGATGCTGGTCCCCAGCGCCTCGATCGCCGACGGCATCAACGCGGTGCGACGATTGCTTCCGCTGTGCGTGTTTCATCCGCGCTGCGACGACGGCATCAATGCGATGGAACAGCATCGCCGGGAATGGGACGACGACAAGAAGGCGTTTCGGGCTTCCGCGGTCCACGACTGGACCTCGCACTTCGCCGACAGTTTTCGCTACCTCGCCTTCGCGTGGCAACCCGCCGCCATCCGCAGGCCCAAGACCAGCGTTCCGACGTCGGGCTGGATCATTCCGCCGCCGCAGGAACCACGAAACCGAGGAATCATCCTGTGATGCATGTCTATGGCTGACGACCCCGTCGAGGAAGACCTCCGACAGGACGACATCGAATACAACCCGAACGTCGAACCGAAGAACGCCAAGGCGTGGCTGAACCTGTTGGACGAAGCCGAGGAGACGTTCGACCGCTACAACGAACACTGCGACAGGATCGACAAGCTGTACGCCTCGCTCGAACGCCTCTCCAATCAGGGGCGCGACAAGCAATTCCAGATGTTCTGGGCCAATGCCGAGATCATCAAGCCATCGATCTACGCCAAACCGCCGGTCCCGGTGGTCGTTCCCAAGTTCAAGGACCGAAGGCCGGTCTATCAGGCCGCCTCCGAGTTCATGGAGCGGTGCACGACCGTGGCATTCGATCTCGCCGGGATCGACGAGCTGATGAAGCTGGTCCGCGACGACCTCGCCCTGATCGACCGCGGCGTGGCGTGGTGCCGCTACGAGGGGGCGAAGGGCAAAGGCGCTTACGATCACGAAAAGGTCTGCATCGATTTCAAGCCGAGGAAAGACTTCCTGCACTCGGTCTCGCGGAACTGGCGCGAGGTGACGTGGGTCGCCGCGGCCTCCTATCTGACAAGATCGGAAGCGCGGAAGCGGTTTCGCAAAACATCCGGCGACCAGTATCAGGACGCCGAATACCGCGTTGACAAGGAGACGCAGTCGATCGGCGGCGCGGACAACCGCGAGAGAGCCAAGTTCTGGGAAATCTGGGACAGGGCCGGAAGGCGCGTGTGCTGGGTCGCCAAGGGCTGCGAGAAAATACTCGATGAGGACGATCCTCACCTTGATCTCAGGGGATACTTCCCATGCCCCAAGCCCGCCTACGGCACCGTGCAGCGCGGCAGTCTGGTGCCGGTGCCGGATGTCCTCCAGTACAAGGATCAGCTCGACGAGGTGAACCTCCTGACGGGCCGCATCCACGCGTTGAGCGATGCTCTGGAAGCCAAGGGGTTCTATCCCGCGGGCGGCGCTGAACTCGCCGACGCGATCGAGGCCGCGATCAAGACCAAGACCGCGGGAAGGGTGCTGGTGCCGATCTCGAACTGGGCGGCCTTCGGCGGCTCGAACGAAGTCATCATCTGGCTTCCGATCGACATGATCGCGAACACCATCCAGACGCTGGTGACGCTCCGAACGCAGGTGATCAACGACATCTACCAGATCACCGGCATGAGCGACATCATGAGAGGGTCAACCGATCCGCAGGAAACCCTTGGAGCGCAACAACTCAAGACCGATTACGGCTCGATCCGGGTCCGCGACAAGCAGGAGGAGATCGCGCGCTTCGCCCGCGATCTGGTCGAGATCACCAGTGAGATCATCACTGAAAAGTTTTCTCCCGTCACCATGATCGAGATGTCGCAGACGCAGTTGCCCACCCAAGCGATGCAAAAACATCAGGCCGACCAGCTGCAGCAGCAACTTCAAAAGCAGCAGCAGGCCATGCAGATGATGCAGCAGCTGCCGCAGGTGCAGCAGGTGGCGCAGCAGAACCCGCAAGCCGTGCAGCAGGTTCAGCAGCAGGGCCAGCAGCTGCTGCAGGCCGGTCAGCAGTCGCTGAAGAAGGTCTTGGAAGCGCCGACCGTCGAACAGGTGCTGGCGTTTTTAAAGAACAACCGGGTCAAGTCGTTCGTCCTCGACATCGAGACCGATTCCACCATCCAGCCGGATGAAAGCGCCGAGAAGCAGCGCCGCGGCGAGTTCATCGGCATGCTGTCTCAGCTGCTGCCGCAGCTCTCGCAGATGATCATGATGCAGCCGAAGACCGCGCAATTCTGCGGCGAGCTGCTGAAGTTTGCGGTGGCCCCGTTCCGCGCCGGTCGCGCGCTCGACGGCGCAATCGATGAGCTTGCGGCGGTGATCGAGAACGGTGCCGACCAGCCGAAGGGCGACGATCCCGCCACCGCGCAGTCGAAGGCCGCGATGCAGATCGAACAGATGAAAATCTCCTACGCCAAGCAGAAGGACGACGCCGATCGTCAGGTCAAGGTCGCCGGGATGCAGATGGAGGACCAGCGCGAGCGCGCCAAGATGCAGACCGCCAACCAGAACGTGGCGATGGAGACGCAGGGCCGTCAGGAAGAGCATCAGATGAAGATGCAGCAGATCGGCATGGACGCCCAAAACCAGCAGCAGGATCATCAGGCCACGATGGTCGAGAACGCGCAGAAGGCGCAGCTCAACCAGCAGAAGCACGATCAGCAGATGGAGGCGAACACTGCAAAGCAAACCATGTTCGCGCAGCAGGCGGCTGATCGTCATCGCCAGCAGATGATGCAGCCGAAGCCGGTGATCCCGTGAGCGATACGTGGACGATGGGCGATCTCGCCGCGCAGGACAGTTACGATCCCTTCGCGGCAGAAAAGTTTTTGCCGCCGGTCCTCGCCGACCAGAGCAAGCTGATGGCGGGCAAGGATGTCGATACGTTGGGAAACATTGCTGGCGGTATCGGCAGCATCCTGACGCTGCCGGAACGCGCGATTGGCAATTCCGCAAACGCGCTTTCGACGGGCACCTACAATCCGGCCCCGGTGCTGGAGGCGGCCACACTGCCGATGGGCACGGGCGCAATAGCTGGCGTGCCGTTGAAGGGTGCCGAAACTGTTCTGGGCGCTGGCGCGGTGCGCCCCAAGATGGGGTCGCTGGCGTCTCAGGCCGACTACATCCTGCCCGGCGACACGCGGGTCTCGACGCGGTTTCCAGATGCGGTGAAGGCGACGGAAGACCCGCTGAGACAGCATCTGTCGATTGGCACGCCCGAGATGAAACTCGACCCGGAAAATTTTGAATACAATACCTCGATCCTGTCGAACTATCCCGGCTTTGGAAAGCTCAAGGGCATGTCGGCTGATGAGGCCGCGCAGGCCTACATCGATCAGGCCAAGGGTAATCTGCAGTATCTCTACGACCGCTCGCCCGCCGAGATGCGGCTTCGATCCCCGCGCTGGTACGAGGGCGCAAACGAGATCACCGACGCGCTGGCCAATCGCTGGGGCATCCCGCGCCAGAGCGCATCGGCTGCGATGGCATCGCTGTCGCCGCAGAAGGACTGGTTCATGAACGCCTCGCTTGGCGAACGTGTCGGCGACATCGTGACGGCAAATCCGAAGGCCACCCCCGACATGGCGGCGTGGGCCAGCACGAAACTCGCCGACGATCCCGAAAGCATGGAGATGATCCGCGCAATGGCGGGCAAGCGGCTCGACCGGGTCGATCCAGATGCGGCGGCGCTGTTCGTGCGCGCCTACGACGAGGCGCACAATGCACGAAACTATCGTTCAATCCTGCCCGAGGGATATTTCGGCGACTACATCCAGACCCAGAAGGGCGAACCGGCGAAGGTCGCATGGGGCACCTACGGCGACATCGACAAGGCCCGGCGCGCGATCCTGTCCGGTGGCGATATGGACGTGATCTCGCCGCTGCTGGGCGGCAAGCACAAGGTTCGCAGTTTCTACAACAACATCGAATTGCCGTTCGACGCGCGCTACGGCGACATCACCGGAGACACCCATCAGGTCGCTGCCGCCCAGCTGCGGCCCCTGTCAGGCGCGTCGGAAGCGGTGACCCAGCATCTGGCCTCCGGTGGTCCCGCCGGGTCAACCAATGCCCGTTCGTCCAAGGTCAGCGGCGTGCAGGGCACCTACGGGCTGGTGGCGGATGCCACGCGCCAGTTCGCGGCAGAGAACGGTCTGTTGCCGCGCGCCGGTCAGTCGGCTACATGGGAGCCGATCCGCGAGCTATTCCCGGCGGATTGGAAAAATGCTAAAAACGCGACAGCCGTTGACGACATCTGGAGAGCGCATGACCGCGGAGACCTCACCCTCGACCAAGCCCGAGACGCCGTCTTCGGTTTTGCGGGCGGAATTGGAACGCCTGAGTGGGCCAGAGGCGGCATTAACGCGCGTTCTCCGCAACTCGGATCAACATATCGGTAGGCTTGCCGACCGCTTCGTGTTCGTCAACTGGTTTGGCGAAACGCCGGAAGTGATCGAGCCCGAAGAACAGCACATCATCGATCTGCTGAAAGAGTACGACGAGGCTCTCGCGCGAGAGTAGTCGTCCTTTCAATTTGCCAAGCCGAAAAAACCGCCCCCTCAAAAGGGCGGTTTTTCAATAGGGAGACTGCAATGATCAAGCACAGGGACGACAAGCACGACACTGCCGTGCTGGAGCGAGACACCAAGGCCGAGGTGACGCCGTTGGCCGCGAGCGGACTGACAGTCACCGTCGCCAACCCGACGCCGCCGACCAATATTCCCTACGTCACCACGGGAAGCCCGCCGGTCATTTCAGCGGACGCGGCGCTGGTGCCTGCGGCGGGTGTCAGTCCGAAGTGGGGACCGGGCGGCGTTTCTCCTCCCGGTTCGATCACGGCGATTGCCGCGCCTTCAGGCGGCAGCGGTCCCGCGCCCGAAGCCACTGGCTCAGTCGTGGTGGATAATTCCAAGCCCGGCGCGGTCTCGCTCACGGTGATGGGCAACTACACCAACAACCCGAACGCCTCGCACCCGTCGTCTCAGGCCCCCGCCACGCCGCCGACCATCACGGCGCTCGCGCCCGCCTCGACGCCGGGGACCGGCGGCACCATGGCGCTGACGGTGACCGGCACCGGCTTCCAGCAAAATTCCATCATCGCGGTTGGCGGCGTTGCGCAGACCACCAACTACGTCAGTCCCACGACGCTGGAGGCCCCGAACGCGCCGAAGCGTTCTTCCGCAGGCACCTCGCCGGTCACGGTTGTCACCAACGGCACACCCACCGCAGCCACCAACTGGACGTTTACGTGATGGGCATCCCGAGCATCAACGAACCCTCCGGTCACACATGGATGGTGACGCCGGTCAGCATCAATGAGCCGATAGATTTGCCGACCATCGAGGGTCTCAACCCCTCCGAGGTGATTGCCAATGAACAGGTGGTGGTGGTCGTTCACGGCAATAACTTCACGCCGGATTGCGTGGTGAGGATCGACGGCGCTGCCGTGCCGACCAATTTTGAAAAGCCGACCAAGCTGAACGTGCAGGGCAGTTTCAATGCGGCTGGCGTTTTCCCGGTGACGGTGGCGCTGGGGCCGCTCCAGACCGCTTCCCTGCCACTCACTGTCACCGAGGACATTCAGCCGACGCATACGAGGCGGCGCTGATGGGCATGCCCGTGAGGACGGTCGCCGCAGGCGGCCTGCCGGTGATCGACGTCTCCGCAACGATCAAGACCGGCCTGCCGGTGACCGAAGCCGCCAACGGCTTCGGCGTGCCGGTGACCAAGGTTACCGCCTTCGGCCTGCCGGTGGTCTACGTCACCGCGCCGCTACTGGAAAAGAGCAATGGTCAAGCTGATCGAAGTTGGCCCCGGAAAGTGGCGGGTCGAGAGACCGCCGCTTAAACCCGCGCGTTCCGATCTGCCGCTGCCCTACGTCATCAGCGACACCATGGAGCCGACCGAACAGGTCGATGGCAAATTCTACACCTCGAAACGCGCGTTCCGCGCCGTCGGTCGCGCGCTGGGCCTCACCGAAGTCGGCAACGAGAAATTCAAACCCAAGACGCGAGCCAGTGACGACCGCGCCGTGAAGGAAGGCCGCCGGGCCTCGATCAGGAAAGCCGTCGAGAAGCACCGGGCCGGGCACCGCATCTAGGAGATCACTATGACAGACGTCACCGTTGCCCCTGCGGGCAGCGCGCCCCCGGCTGCGCCGAACGAAGCCGTTATCGACCAGAACCCGGTCGCATCCCCGACGCCGATCGGGCAGCAGGCCCCCGACAAACCCACAGACATCAAGGGTTCAGAACAGCGTCCCCAGAGTCGTAGGGAGGCCATCCAGAGGGCTTTCGAGCGGGCGGCCAATCCCCCACCCAAGGGCGAGAAAACCGCTCCACAGACTCCCCCGAAGGCCGCAGAGGCCAAGCCGGGCCACAACAACCCGCCCGAGGAGACCGAAGGTCTCGATCTGAAGAAGCGGCCTTCCGAACAGCCGCGAGGCGATCGCGGGCAGTTCGCGCCGCGGCAGCAGAACCCGCAGCCGGGTCAGCAGCAGGTGCCACAGGGCCAGCCGCAGCAGCAGGTTCGCCAACTGCCCGAGACCGCGCCGTACCGCGATCCGCCGCAGCGGTTCTCGGAGAAGGCCAAGCAGGATTGGGCTGCGGCACCGGAGAGCGTGCGCGGCGACATCCACCGCATGCATCAGGAATTTAACGGGGCCTATCAGCAATACCGCGCCGACCATGAGGCGATGAACCCGATCCGCCATTTTCAGGAGATGGCGACGAGCCACGGCACCACGCTGGAACGCGCACTGACGAACTACGTCTCGATGGAGCAAAAACTCCGCAGCGACGTCGTCGGCGGGTTGGACATCATCATCAACAACCTCAACCTGCAAACCCCCGATGGCCGCAAGCTGAACCTGCGCGACGTGGCCTATCACGTCCTCAACCAAAGCCCCGAACAGCACAAGCTGGTGCAGCAGTCGAACGCGCAGTCGGCGCAGGGCCACCAGATCGGCGCGCTGCATCAGGAAGTCGCGGGCTTGAAAAATGCCCTGCAACAGATGCATACTCAACAGCAATTCACGTACACGCGATCGGCTGTCGATCAGTTTGCTGACAGTCATCCGCGTTTCGATGAACTCGGCGCGGTGATCGAGCAAGAACTCAAGAACGGGTTCGACCTCGAAACCGCCTACCGAAGGGCCGAATTGCTTTGGCCCACACACGCGGCTCAGACCCGCACCTCCACGACGGCTCAGACCCGACCCATAGACCGATCGATTTCCGGCGCACCCGATGCTGGCCCCTCAAACGGGACTCGGAGACCGGAAAAGCCCGTCGGTCGTCGCGAGGCGATCTCGAACGCGATCAAGCGCGTCAACGGATCGCTCTGACCTCACCCGTTTTGGAGAGCCGTCATGGCAAACATCAACACCAATGCTGCTTATCAGCAGATACTCTCGATGGCGCTGGAAGACCGGTCATCGAGCTACCAAGACCTCGTCTCGGCCAACAACGCCATGCTCGCAGTGATGCGGCGCAAGGGACTGTGGCACACCTACTCTGGTCCGAGGATCAGGCAGACGCTGCAGATCAACAAGAACGTCGCCCAGTGGTATTCGGGCTACGATCAGCTGCTGAACCCCGCTCTCGATCTGTTCAACGACGCCTACTTCGACCCGAAGATGGTCGTCGTTCCCGTCATCCTCTCGATGCAGGAAATTCTGAACAACGAGGGCGAAGCGCAGCTGATGGATGTCCTCGACAGCTACATGGCCGCCGCCGAGCGTGCGCTCGAAGACACCATGGACGCGGGCATCTATTCGGACGGCACCGCCAATGGCGGCAAGCAGGTCACCGGCTTGGCGACTGCCGTGCCGATCGTCAACAACGCGGGCATCTACGGCGGCATCGACCGCTCCACCGCCGTGATCTGGCAGACCAAGGTCTACGACGCCAATGCCTTCCCCGTAACGGCTCTCGGCACGCAGGTGACGTCGGCGACCATCCGCCCGATGCTCAACTACATCATGACCAAGCAGTCCCGCGGCAAGGACTACGCGGACTTGCTGGTGATGTCGCCGGAACACTACGCGGCCTATGACGCGGCCACCGTGGCGATCCAGCGCCAGACCAACGACACCTCGCTTGGAAAGCTGGGCTTCTCGGCGCTGGAATATATCGGCGGCGGAAAGCGCGCCGAGATCGTCCTCGATGGCGGCATCGGGAGCAACATGCCCGCGAACACCACCTTCGGGCTGAACACCGACACCCTGCGCATGCGCTACCACCCGAGCCGCAACTTCGACAAGCTGTTCGAGGGCGAGGGCATGATGCCGATCGACAAGGACGCGATCGCGCAATTCATCGGCTGGATGGGCGAGCTGACCATGACCAACCCGATGTTCAACTGGCGCTTCTACGACTCGAACCCCGCTGCCTAACCAGCGGAGTGCCGGGGCCGCCGACGTGTAGGCGCAACGCCTCCCGTGCCTTCCGCGAAGACGGCCCCGGACCAACAGGAGACAGACATGGCAAAAGACCCCGACGCCTCCCTCGTCGCGCTGTTCAAGACCTACGCGAGGAAGAACGAGGCCAAGACCGTCGAAGCTGGACGGTTGATCTGCGACGACATGGAGGTGTGCGAAATCCGCGCCGCTGGTTCGCGTAATTTCTCCGTGCACCCGGCGACCGCGCTCTCGCACTGGGAGAACAACCCGGAGACCGGTGAACAGACCCCCGTCACCTACGCCGAACGCTTTGCGCGCCAGTATCAGCAGTTCAAGGCGCGGGCGGCACAGACCAAGAGCGGTACGCCGCTCACCGAGGCGGCGTTTCTCACCGAGAGCCGCAGAGCGGAGCTGCGCGCCCAGAACATCTACATCGTCGAGCAACTGGCTGCGATCGACGGGCAGGAACTGAAGAACCTTGGCCCCGGCGGTCGCGATCTGAAGAACCGGGCCATCGAGTTCATCGAGGCCTCCGACGGCAACGCCGTCAATACCAAGCTCGCCGCCGAACTGGAGGCGATGCGGGCGCGCAACGCGGTGCTGGAAGAGGACGTGCAGCGGCTGAAGGAGAAATCCGACGGCGAGTTCGACGACATGACCGACGAGCAACTGCGCGACTACATCACGACCAATACCGGGCACGCGCCGCACGGCTCAGTCAGTCGCAAGACGTTGTTGCGGATGGCCGCGAGTTCCCGACCGGAGAAGGTGGCCTGAGATGAGTGTGCTGACGGTGGTGCAGGATGTCTGTACGCAGGTGGGCGTTGTCCAACCGACGTCGATATTTTCCGGCATCACCGGCAACCGCACCATGCAGGAGATGCTTTCTCTCGCCAACGAGATGGCGCAGCGCATCGCCTACGACACCCGCGAGTGGCAGCGGTTGAAGAAGGTCCAGGTTTTCACAGGTGACGCCAATACGCCCGCCTTCGACATGCCAGCGAACTACAAGCGCATGCTGGTCACGGCCAACGTCTGGCGATCGACGTCGGCGCTGCACCCGATGCGCTACATTCCCGACATCGATGACTGGCTGCAGCGCCGGGCGCTGGAACGGTTCTCGGCGTGGGGCGAGTGGACGATGTTTGGCGGCCAGATGATGATCTGGCCGACGCTGGGTGTGGGCATCACCGCGACGTTTCCGTACCTCGACAAAAACTGCGTTGCGCTGAAAGCCGGTGGCTATGGCGATGCGTTCCTGACCGACAACGACAGTTTTGCGCTCGATGAGCGACTGCTGAAACTCGGCATGATCTGGCAGTGGAAGGCGTCGAAGGGGTCGCCTTACGCCGAGGACATGGGCACCTACACCGACGCCATCATGATGGCGATGGGGGCCGACAAGCCGTCGCCGATCATCGTGGGGCGCACGTCGGTCGCCTCGACAGCCCAGATCGCCTATCCGTTTGAAGCGCCATACCCGCCGTGAGCATGCATCAGGCCTTCCGCCGACAGCCGGTGCCGCAGCAGATGGCGCAGCAGTTGCGCGCGGTGACGCTGCCCGCGCCGACGCGGGGCATCATCCTGTCTGAAAATCTGACCTACATGCAGCCGGGCGGGGCGATGGTCTACGACAACTGGCGGCCCACCATGCGCGGCGCGCAGCTGCGCGGCGGTTCGATCCGCTGGTGCGATCTGTTCGACAATGGCGTGGACCCCCCGCCGCCGCTGGAGGACCCCTCCAGAAAGCCGATCATCTCGGCGTTCGAGTATGCCAGTGGCAGCGAACAGAAGATGTTTGCCGCGACCCAAGACAGCCTGTTCGAGGTGACGTTCGCGGGTACGCCGACGCTGGTGACCGACGGGCAGTCGTCGGGCAACTACTGCGCCAGCCAGCTGGCGACGATGGCGGGCGACTATCTGTTGGCGCTCAACGACGCGGGCGATTTTCCGCTTCGCTTTGACGGCTCAAGCTGGGAGGTTCTCGACCCGACGGCACCCACGCCGCCGGATATCCTGATCACGGGACCGGCGGGCACCACGGTCGAGAACGGCAAAAATCTCGTCTACGTCTGGAAGTACGCGAACCGCTGGTTTTTCATCGAGGGCGGCTCGATGAACGCGTGGTATCTCGACATCGACGCCATCGGCGGCACCTTGCAGATGATCCCGTTGAGCGGGTCCGCGACCAAGGGTGGCAAACTGTTGTTTGGCGCGACGTGGACGATCGACGCGGGCGATGGTCTGGACGACAAGTGCGTGTTCTTCACCGATCAGGGCGAGGTGCTGATCTTTTCCGGCAGCAATCCGTCCGACGCCAATAACTGGCGGCAGGAGGGCCGCTACCAGTTGCCGCCGCCGATGGGCATGAACGCGCACGCGCTCTTGGGCGGCGATCTGTTGATCGCGACGGTGCAGGGCATTGTCCCTTTGTCCGCTGCGATCACCAAGGATGCCGGTCAACTCGAACTGACGATGCTGACCGTGACCATCAAGCCGATGTGGCGCTCAGAGGCACAGGTCAAGACCACGCTGCCGTGGACAATGGAGCGATGGGACGAATACGGCGCGATGTTCGTGACGTGGCCCGGCGGCCCGCCGGGCAACCGCTATTGCGCTGTTGTGAATACCGCGACCGGCGCGTGGTGCCGGTACGTCGGCTGGGATGCGACGTGTTTCATCCGCTTGCGTGGCGATATGTTTTTCGGGACGCAGAACGGCATCGTGATGCAGGCCGACCGCACCGGCTACGACGACGGCCTGCCGTACACCTGCACGCTGGTGGGTGGCTGGGAGATGTTCCAGTCGCCGTCGCAGACAGTGATCTGGCATCAGGCGCGGGCGTCGTTCATCGCCGCGCCGAACAGTCCGTTCCGTCCGCAGCTGGCGGCCTGCACCGACTACGTCGTCAAGATTCCGCAGCCTCCGGTGCCCGGTCCCGATCCCGGCGTCGAGGACGTCTGGGACGAGGGTCTGTGGGACGAGGCGCTGTGGGATCAGCACACCATCTCGGTGCCGACGGTGCTGAACACCGGCTGGGTGTCCATCGGAGCCACGGGATATTCGCACGCGCCGATTGTGCAGGTGATGGTTGGACAGCAGGCCCCGCCGAACGTCGAACTGGTTTCGATTGCAGCGACGTTCGAGGTCTTGGGCGTCAACGTGTAGGAGCAAACGATGGCAGCAGCAGCAGCACCAGCCGCGGCGGCAGCAGCACCCGCAGCCGTGCCGGTGCCCGTTCCCGTACCCGTGCCAGCCACGTCCGCACCCAGCGCCATGGGAAACCTGTTCGCCAGCTATGATCCGAGCGGTGCCGACAACGGCGTGTTCGCGCCCGCCTACATTCATGGTTTCAAGCCGTCTGAGGACGCGGTCGCGGCGTGGAATGCGCAGAACCACAGCGTGACGCCGGGCATGATCGACCAGCTGCGGATGCCGAACGCGTGGCAACCGCCGTCGCAAAATCTTCCCGCGGCGGGCGGTGGTCCCTACGGCGCGGGCCGCATCCCGCAAAGCCAGACGCTTGGCGATCCGCAGGGTCAGGTCGATCCGCTGGCGCTGCGGGCGATGGCGCAGGGTGGTCCCTACGACGTCAATGCGCGGCGCGCGGCGATTGCACAGCAACTGGCGGCGAATGCGGCGGCACAGGCCGCCTACCAGCCGCCGCCCGTGAACCCCTATGCCTATTACGGTGGGGGTGGCTGATGCTGCGCTATCTCTACGGACACGACGCGGCAGTGAGCGACTTCGTCGCGCAGCTGATCCCGCGCTGCCGGGGGCGCGGCTTTGGTCCTGCGGCCCGCGCCATCGGGGTGATGGATGAGGAAGGTCGTCTGATCGCGGGGCTGGTCTATCACAACTACGATCCGGCCTCCGAGATCATCGAGATATCGGGCGCGGCGCTGCCGAAGAAAAACTGGCTCACCCGCGACACCATCCGGCGGATGTACCAGTACCCGTTCCTGCAAGTCGGCTGTCAGATGGTGGTGCAGCGCAATTCCGCCGATGACGAGCGGTTGCTGAGACAACTCGCGGTCTATGACTACACGTTCATTCGGGTGCCCCGCATGCTGGGGCGCGATGAGGACGGCGTGCTGTGCTGCCTGACCTGCGAGGCGTGGGCGGCCAATCGTTTCAACAAACGCTTCCACCATCATCTGGTGCCTGCGCTCGCGCAGGCGGCGGAATGAAAGGATGAGCCATGCCCATCGCTCCGAATAATTACAACAGCAACATGCAGCGCAACGCGATCACGCAGGCGCTGATGAATGTCCAGAACCCGCCGCCGCGCACGCAGGTGCCTCCGGTGCCGCCGACGCAGATGATGGGCGCGCAAGGTCCCCCGATGCCGCAGGGCGTGCAGCCGCCGATGTCGCCGCCGATGGGCGGCACCATGGGCAGCAGTCTTCCGATGGGTGCTGGCACCACGATGAGCGGCGGCATGCCGATGGGTGGCGGCATCCAGCCACAGGGCGGCGTTCCGACTGGAGGTCCCATGCCGTCGATGGGACAGCCGCCGATGCCGGGTGCGCCTCCGGTGACGCCGCAGCCGATGCCGCAGAACGCGCCGCCGATTGCGATGCCGAACCAGATGCCGGGGATGTAGATGTCCAAGCCATCGCCGCCTGCCGCACCAAACCCGGTCGATACCGCCGCCGCCTCGACCTCGACCAATGTCGGCACCGCGATCACCAACGCGTTCCTGAATAACACCAACCAGATCACGCCGACCGGCTCGCTCAACTACAATCAGACCGGCAGCTACAACTGGGCCGATCCCTACACCGGGATGAACGTCAACATTCCGACGTTCACGGCCACACAGACCCTGTCGCCGCAGGAACAGGCCATTCAGGATCAGAATATGGCCGCGCAGTACAATCTGGCGGGGCTTGCGAACGCGCAGACGGCGAGACTGCCGGGGCTTCTTCAGAACAGCGTCGATCCCAACGCCGCGCCTGCGGCGGGCGATCCCAATGCACTCGCGGGCGTGCCGGGACCGCAGACTTCGCTCGACACGTCCGGTCTCGCCAACGCCAGCAACATCCAGTCTGGCTACGGTTCAGACTTCAGTCTTCCGCAGGTGCAAGCCGCGCTGATGGGGCAGATCAATCCGCAGCTGAACATCCAGAAGCAGCAACTCCAGCAGCAACTGGCGGATCAGGGCATCAAGCCGGGAAGCGCCGCCTACAACAACGCCATGGTGCCGTTCAACCAGCAGGAAAACAATGCGTGGATGCAGGCGATCACCACAGCGACCGGCCAGCAGGCGCAGTCCATGCAGACCGCCAATCAGCTGGCCACGCAGAAAAACGCCGCGCAGCAGCAGGCATTCCAGCAGTCGGCGACCCAAGGCGATTTCACCAACTCCGCGCTGGCGCAACAGCTGGCGCAGGCGCAGCAAGTCTACGGCGCACAGAACACCACGCGCGCGAACTGGCTCAACGAGCAATACGCCGCGCAGAACCAGCCGATCAATCAGATCACGTCGCTGTTGTCGGGGTCGCAGGTTTCCAATCCGAATTTCGTAACAACTCCGAACAATCAAATCCCGACCACCGACGTTGCGGGGCTGATCAACAACCGCTTCTCGCAGGACATGAGCGTCTACCAGCAGCAGTCGCAGAACTATCAGTCCTTGATGGGCGGCATCTTCGGAATGATGGGCGGCATGGCCAAGATGGGCATGGGGATGTCCGACCGCCGCGAGAAAGAAAACATCGACAAGATGGCGACCGTGTTCGCCGCCGACGCCGACGGCGACCAGCACGAACTGCCGATCTACAGCTACACCTTCAAGCGCGATCCGGCTTCCAAACTTCACATCGGGCCGATGGCGCAGGACGTCGAGAAGTATCAGCCGGA